ATCAACGATAAATTTGAAGAGGTAACAATAAGTTCAAAGAAATTTGTTAAGATAGATGATGAGTTACAGGAACTTTTTAACAATGACAATCTTATAAAAACTACAGTGGATAATTCAGAAATCCCAGAATTGGCAGCAAATGATTATATTAAGGGTAGCATGAAGCTATCAAATAAAAAATCATTAGTATGGTATTAGGAGATTATTATGGCAAAATGGAATAATTATACACAATATAAATGTGAATGCGGAAAGCCTGCGGCAAGAGGCTCAGTTAATTCTAAAAGAAAAGATGGAACATATCCTCCAAGAGTTTCATGTTTGACATCAAAACCAGTATGCGCACGATGCTTCAATAATGCTATTGCCAAGAAAAATAGCAAATATGATACATACACTCAAATGCAAAATAGCAAAACTTATAGGGGCAAGAAATACGACATCCCTTACTGCGAAAACAAAGACGGCAAATTAGGATTTGAGTGTGCCGTTAAAGAAAGTTATTGGGATGGAAGTGATGAGTCTATAAAAAATTTAGAGGTGGACCATATTGACGGAAATCCAAATAACAACCATGATTCAAACTTAATGGTTTTATGTCCTATGTGTCACAAAACCAAAGGAAGATTAAACGGCGATAATGTTTCGGCTGGTAGGAAAAAATTAGGTGTAACCAAACCTGGAATTAGGACATTTGGTTAATGTTAGATTTTTCCGAATTTTAAAAAATATAAATAATAACATAAATACGTTGAAAATATGATAGATTACTTTAGGTTACTTTGAAAAATGCGATTAATGACGATGAATAAAAACTTCACTTCATAAAATAACTCACAATAATCCTCATATCACAATGTATTAAGTAAATTTTTTGTATAATATACTATATATAAAAAAAGCAAAACAAGTTTTAAAGTCAATTAAAATATTAAGTAACTTTTTTATATAATATACAAACAAAAGATAAGACCAATAATATTTAAGTCTTAAAACTGTATAAAATTAAAACACGTTAAATACGATAAATTTCGTTAAACACAGGAGAAAAAATATGGCAGGATTAGATTTTAGTGCAGGTAGCATGGATTGGGGAGCTTTAGAGAAAAACCTTGGAGCAAATGTAAATAGTGGTGGAAAGAAAAATTACGAAGATGATAGATTTTGGAAACTTTCAAGAGATGAAAACGATAATGGTGGAGCAATTATCAGATTACTCCCAGACCCAAATGGAACTCCGTTTATTCAGAGATATAACCATGCATTCCAATCATTTGATAATGTAAACAAGAAAAAAAGATGGTACATCAATATTTCACCAGAAACAATTGGAGAACCTTGTCCAGCATCAGAGCTTTGGTCAGCACTTTATAATATTGGTACTGAAGAAGGCAAAAAAGAAGCTAAGAAATTTAGTAGAAAAATTAAATTTATGGCAAATATTAAGGTAATCAAAGACCCAGCAAATCCACAAAATGAAGGTAAGATTTTCTTATGGGAATTCGGAACAAAACTTAAAGATAAATTTATGGCAGCACTTCAACCATCAGAATCAGAAATTGCAATGGGTGAAGAACCAAAACAATTATTCAATCCTTTAACAGGTTGTAATATTAAACTTAAAATTGCTAAAGTGGCAGGATTCTTAAACTACGATGCTACTGAAATTATGCAACCAAGTTCAGTTTATTCAGATGCAGAAGAAGCAAAAGCTGATATTATCGAAAATGCTCATAAACTTGATGAGTTCATGAAACCAGAAGCTTTTGAAACTTATGAAGAGCTAAAAAGTAAAATGAAATATGTGCTTGAAGTGTATCAACCAGAATTCGTAGACCCAATTCAATTCAAAAATATTGTTGCTGGAATTGTTGGCACTGAAACAGCTTCACAAAGCGCTCAAGCATCTCAAGCGACAAAGACAGCTCCAGTTGAGCAAGAAGTACCTGTACAAGAAGCGCCAGCTGAACAAGCGACACAACCAACGCAAGCAGAGGTTCCTACTCAAGCACCTGTACAAGAAGCTCCTAAGACTCAATCTGCTCCAACAAGCGATGATTCAAGTCTTGACTTCTTAGATGATTTATAATTATTTAATTTATAAATAAGCATAAAGGAGAAATTTATGCTTATTTTAATGGATATATTAAGAACGAAGTTCCCAGATACCGATTTTTCGTATTATTTAGATTTTTGCAAAAGAAATAATCAAAAGAAAAAAATTAAAAACAAAACAGAGCTGCATCATATATTACCGAAATCCTTATTTCCTGAATTTTCAGATTTAAGATTGTATCCTTGTAATGGTGTTCATTTATTATTTGAACACCATTACATTGCGCACTCTATTTTGGCTGAGATAACTAAAGATACAAAATTAATATCTGCTTGGTGGTCCATGAATACAAATAATACTAATAACAATAGCCCCGAAAAGATAATAGGTTCAGAAATGTACTCAACATTAAAAGAATCTGCCATTGCAAATATGTCTATACTAAAAACAAATAAAGTATCTGCATTAAATAAGAATACAAACAATAATTGTAGTGTTTCTGTTGATGAATTCAGAACTAATGATGATTTGATTGGTGTTATGAAAGGAAAGTTGAGTGTTCTTGATAGAAATACAAACGAAAAAATTCTTATTAGAAAAGAAGAATATAACAAAAAACTTCATCATTTTCACACTACAGGAAAAGTTTCGGTGATAGATAAGGAAACAATGGAGTGGGTTGTATTGGATAAACAGTATTATAGAGAAAATAAAGAAAAATATATACACAACATAAAAGGAACAGTAACAGTTAAAGATGATTTAGGGAATTTTTTCAAAATAACAAAAAAAGAATTTGATTCAGGAAACTATAAAGGTGTAACGAAAGATACTGTTTCTGTAGTAAATATCCTAAACAATGAGTCGTTATTGGTATCAAAAAGTGAGTTCATAAAAAATAAAATGTATATAGGTGTAGCCAATACTAAATTTTATATTATTGACGGAGTCGCTATGAGAAGTTTTGATGCAGAAAATTACATTAAATCTAATGGGTATAACGGAACAATACACAATTTTGAAAGAAAAAAGAATAAAGAAAAATTTGTTAGGTCATTTAAAAAAATAACAAAAGACGAGTATATATCCTATATGGAAGGAGACATATGAAAAAATCAATAACAATAGTAGATTTTTCTCACTTGAATATGAGAAATCTATTTATAGCACTAGGACAAGCAAAACCTAGAAAAAAAGATGGATGTTTCATAACAGAAGATTTTATTCAATATCATAAATCATTACTTTTTAACTCCTTGCAATTCATAAAAAATAAATTTAAAAATGAGATAGTTCTTGCGATAGATGGTCAGGATAACTGGAGAAAAAGGTTTTATAAGGAATATAAAGCAAATAGGTCTAAATCAAAAGAGGACAATGATGTAAATTTTGAAGAATTTTTTGAAGAAACTGATAAAATGCTTGAAAAAATAAGAGAAAATTTTCCATTTAAGGTAGTTTTTATCGATAAAGCAGAAGCAGATGATGTTGCTGGTACAATATCAATAAAATATGCTGATGATATGGATATAATTTTGGTTACATCAGATCATGACTGGCTTCAAGTACAAGCTCACGGAAATGTAAGAGTTTGGGATCCTATTAAAAAGGAAGATCAACATCTTAGTGATTATGAAAAAGAGATTATAGAAACAGAATTTGGACCAATGTCAAGATTTACCATAATGCATACATTAATAGGTGATAAAGGTGATAATGTTCCCACAATAACAGGTATGTCATTTTTTAGTGATGAATTTATTTCTTATCTAAAGGAAAATGGTATTAATTCTGAATGTGTTAAAACAGTTACATCTATGGACATCTGGGACGAATTAATTAAAAAATATGATGTATATGATGTCATAAAAAGCGGAAAACGTAAGGGAGAATTACGAGATACCAAAAATATCTTTAAAACAAAACCATACGGAATTAAAAAAGCAGAGAAACATTGTGAGACAAAAGAATGCTTAGAAGCATTTTTATCGGAACATAATATGTACAAGGATAATTTTAAAAGGAATAAGGTTCTGGTAGATTTTAAAGAAGTTCCGGCTGATGTTCAAGAAGAAATTATTGCAGAATTTAACGGAACGGAAGTAAATTATAATCCTAATGGAATGTTAGAATATTTTATGGATGAAAAACTTAATTTACATGTTGGTAATATAAACAAATTTTATAGTGGAAAATATGAGACTAAAAATACATCCTCGCTGGATGACTTTTTAGATTTTTAATTTCCTTTTAGGGCAATTTTAGTAAAACTAAAATTAGCCCACTCTTCAGTTTTATCCATAGTTATGTTTATTAACGAAGCTAATCTTTCAGGATATTTGTATCTGTTTATTCTAGTTAAATCATGTTCACTTAATTTTGTTTCTTTATTTGGTATTATTTTTTTATCACCAAGTATAGCAAGAGAATTAGTGATTATATAGTTGCTTTCTTCTGGAGAGTTATTTTCTAATAATTTTGCGTATGATTTTTCTATTTCTTTATTCTTGAACATAACAATTCTCCTATTTTTAAATTATTTATAAAGGTAAAAAAATGGCTCAGTATTTAGATGAGATTGATAAAAAATATTGGATGATGGTTCATCCTTATGACACTATTGGTAATGTTGGACCTTCTGACATTTCTGTATGTTGTCCTATTTGTCATGAAGGAAAATCATGGTTAAGAAAACATAGGCTTCATTTGTATGTAAAACCGGATTATGATAATGCAGCAGTTAAATGTTTCAATTGTGAATATTCCACTAACCTTTATGGTTATTTAAAAGAAAATCATACTAATGAATTCTCATTATATGTCAATGAAAAAAGAGGGTCAGGATTAAAAACACTAAAATCTCTTTTTAAAAAAGAAGAAAATAATAAAGATGACAGTA